CACAGCGCCATCGGGCATTGTGCGGCTCGCCTGCGCCAGGCGTATGCCTTCCTGCATTGCCGCGACGTCACCCGCCACGCCCGGTGGCCGACCGGTGCTCTGTAGCTTGCCCGCAGGGAGAGGTGTGCCAGCGACAGCGGGAGGCGGGATCGGCGGCACGGGCAGCGTGGTGGTGCCACCGCCACCTAACGCGGCACCGACGCCGATCGGGGCGCCGCCCGTGCTGCCAGGCGGGCCGGGGGCCAGCTCGGGGTGCGCGGCGTCGCCCATCGTTACGCCTGGCGGGGCTGTGGAGACTGCTGGCGGGGCTGCGGCTGCGGTCGTAGCCGGCACTGGCTTAGGGCCGCCTGGGGCGCCTGCTGCCGGCCTGACGGTCGCTAGCTGATATCGCCCGCTCTCATCCTTGACCCAGTCCTTTGTTCCCTTCTGCCAAGGCGTGTTGCCGTGTTTGTCATAGAGCGCACTGGCCACTTGGTCCTGCACCGATTCCGGCGCGTCGCGTGCGGTGGCGTATTTTGCCGGATCGAGGCCGGCGAGCTGCATGCCTTCGCGCCAGGTCGAATTGACGATCTGGTATTTACCAGAGGCTGTCGCACCGCGGTCGTAGGCGCTCGGATCTGCCTTCGCGACATAGTTCAGCGCAGTGGGATCGCCGCCTGACTCGCGCTGTGCGATCAGCGGGAGGTCGTGTGCTTTGTCGCCCGTCAGATCGCCGCCACCGACCGCGCCGATGCTGGTGCCTGGCGTGGTGCCTGGTGTGGCACCGAGGGCGATCCGCCTGGCCTGGGCCAGCTGCTGCATCGTCTGCAACGACGTCAGCAGCGGGACGGCTTCCTTCACCCGCGCGAGCTGCATCTGCTGCTGCTTCTCGGCATAATCTTGCGCCGCCGCGGCCTGCGATGCCGATACCGCCTGCGTCTGCCCGAGGCTCTGCTGCGCCGCCCCCATGCCGCCTGCGATGATGCTGCCGAGGGTATGCGGGCGATACGAGTAATCGCTGCCCGCCAGCATGTTCATGCCGAGGGACTGCAGCGCACGGAGCCCGCCCTGCTCGCGCTCTGCCGTGCTGCCGTATTGCTCGCCGCCACCCAGCGCCTCGCCGAGCAGTGACAGCCAGCCGCGGCCTTCGTGCGAGGAGGGCGACGGCTGCTGCGAAGCCGGCTGCGCCACCGCCTGCGGTGCCAGCGTCTGTTGCAGCAGCTGGCGGTAGATCGGCTCGAGATCGGTGGGGTCGGGTGCTGCGTCTGCCATGTCACATACCAAGTAGCCCAATCGTCCGCTGCGCACCTTGCGGAGCACCGGCACCGACGCCGCCCGTCGCTGATGCCATCAGTGCCTCGCGTCGTTTCGCCAGCATCTGCACCAACGCATCGAGCGTCTGGCCGCCGCGGCCTGGCGCACCGACCGCTGCCTGGTGACCAGCGCCTGGCATGATCGGGCCAGCGTCCTTGCTGCCGCCCGCAGCGCCAGCGCCCTTGCCGAGGGCACCGAGCGCGCTCCCCAGCTGCTGGTTGCTGGGCATGTTGCGATCGAACCAGCTTTGATTGTTCACAAGCGGTGCCATCGGGTCGAACGCTCCGCCGCCCGTCGCGCCCGCACCGAACCCTGCCATGCCTGGGTTCATCGCGCCGAGAGCGGAGCCGACGTCAAAGGCAGGCGCCGCCGCAAAGCCGGCCATCCCTGGATTGAGCATCCCTAATAGCTCAAGAGATCCTGACATCAGTTGAGTGCTCCCAATATGCCGCCGCCGACCGCGCCAATCCCAGCGCCCCACCCGCCGCCGAGCTGGAACCCGGTGGCGGCACCAGACGCCGCGCCGCCGAGGATGCTGCCTGCCACATTCTTCTTCGCCGCGTCGGGCTGCGTCCTGCCGTAGCTGACGGTGGTCGATCCGTAGGGCACCGCGCCGACAGCGCTCAACAGCATATCCAAATTTTGCACCGGCCAATCCTGCTGCTGGTAGAATTGCCCCATCTGCGCGTTGAGTTCCTGTTGCTGCTGGTTCTGCTGCGCCGCCCCAATGGTCTGCAGCAACGATGCATCGCGCTGCTGCGCCTGCTGCTGCTGCAGCGCCTGTGCCGGCAGATTCTGTGCTGCGGTCAATCCAGCCTGCAGGTTGGTGTTGGCCATGTTGCCGGCCTGCGTTGCTGCGTTGCCGTAGCCCTGCTGCCCCATGCCGGCGAGCAGCCCCGCGGCGCCATAGCCCTGCTGCGATGCCTGGTTGGCGAGGTTATAGGCAGGCGTCAGCGCGCTCTGCCATCCCTGGTTCAGCAAGTTGCCGACCGTCTGCCCAGCTCCGATCGCTGCCTGCGCCTGCGCGACTCCTTCGGTGATGCCCTGTCTGCTGCCACCGAACGCTCCGACATTGTTCGCCTGTCCCGCTACTTGCTGCAGGTTCTGTGCGAGCTGCTGCCTCCCGATCTGCAACGCAGGATCGATCACCGCCTGCGAGAACGGGGTCATGATGTTCAGCGCGTTCTGCGTTACCTGCTGCGAGGTCGCGGGCGAGGCGTTCTGTAGATATCCGCCAAGCAGCCCCTGCGCAGGGTTCATAACCTGCTGCTGGTAGTTGCCATACAGCTGGTTGGAGATGTCGTTGACGCCGCTCGCGGTCAGCGGATTGACCTGGCCGAGCAGCCCGCCATAGGCCTGCGCTGATTGCTGGAATGCCGGGTTATACGAACCCTGCATGTCGCGCACTTGCTGATACGCCTGCGATGTGTCGGCGCCAGGCTGCGCGACAATCTGTCCAGTATAGGGATCGTATGGGCGCTGGCTAAGATCCTGCGCCTGCTGGATCGCCCCCTGCGACGCGTTATTCAGCCAGTCCGGAAGGGTGGTCTGGCTAAAGTTATAACTTTGGCCGCCGCCACCGCCTCCACCGCCGCCCTTACCCCCGCCGCGGAGGCCTGCGAAGCCTAGATGGTCGGGCTGGCCGGCTTCATTGAACCTCATCGCGGCCTCCGAGCTGCTTTACGAAGTTGGGATGCCAGAGCTTCCAGCCAGTTGGCGCCGCTACCCGTCCCCACCCAGGCCGACCGCATGCTGTGGCCACAGCACAACCCTCGGCGCGCGCCCACGCGAGGATCTCGTCCTCGAGGTCGAGGCAATCGCGCAGGACGCCTGAGATGGTCCAGAAGTGGACAGCCTTCAGACGCGGGAAGTCGTGTAGCTCCGTCAGTATCGAGCCATCCCCGCGGTCCCAGAACTGCGCCTTACCGTCTCTGACGAGCTGGACAACGTCATTGACCGTGTGCGTCCCGCCGCCATAGAGCAGCGCCTTCTCCAGCCGCGCCCGCTTCTCTTCAGCCGAGAGACTCATGTGCGCGGCACCACCGAAGTGTGCAGCGCGCCCGCCACATCGATCTCGATACGCCAGGTGGAACCATCCGGCGCGATGAGCGCCAGGAAGCGCGACGCTGTTCCTTGCACACCTTGGTCGGCCTTGCGATTGATCGCTGCCGCCATGTCGGCCAGGCGTTGGTCGAGATCGCCACTGGTCGGCGCGGTAAACGGCGCGGGTGGGTGGTATGGCCGCGCCATCAGCGCCGCCCGCCTGGGCGTATCTCGAGGCGTGGGCGACCGACCGCAAACGGCCCGTCGTAGGTCGCTTCCATCCGCATGCGCGTGGAGCGGCCAGAGAATCGCATGTCCATCAGGCCGCCGTGGACGACGGTATAGAGGCCGGTGTCGTATTCGCCGGCCTCATCATAGGGCTGTTCGCGGACGAAGAAGCGATAGCCCAGCATGTCATCGATGCTGCACGTTGCGTCGAACACCAGCTGCTTGACGTGATAGCGCCTGTCCCCTTCGCCGAGCACGATGTTGCCGCTTTCGGCGTAGACCTCACCGTTGGGAGCGCGTGGCACGCCATCGTCGGTCCAGCCGTATTCGTGGAGATAGAGACAGCCACCCGTGCCGTCTGGCCCGCCCAGCACGGGATAGTCCATCGTGCCCTGTGGATCTGCGGCGGTGCGGGTGCGCATCCCGATCGTCCAAGGGCGCGCCGGGTCGCTGTAGTTCAGCGCGATATAGCGATTGCACTCAGTGGCGCCTTCGTCTGGCCAATCCCACCACAGCTCACTGAACGACGGGTTCGGGCTACCGAACACGCGCCCGACCATCTGGCGATTGACCAGGCTAAAGAACCAATCCCCGACATCGCACTTCAGCGGCTGCACGTTGCCGCTGTATTGCCAGAACGTCTGTAACCCCGGCCACGCAACGAAGCTGCCTATGGCAATGACCGCCCGCGTCGAGAGCGGCCCGCAGCCCGAGGCAATTTGCACTATTCCGTAAGCGTAAGGCGCGCCGACATATTGCATCTTGTGCAGGTCGTTGGCCGTAAAGATGAGGATGCCGTCGCTCACCTTGACCGCGCTCATTGCGTAGCTCTGTGTCTGCAGCAGCTTGCTGCCGGCGAGGTTGGTGATGTCGGGCGCCCACACGTCAGGATTTTCCTGATCGCTCCAGGCGATGGCGCGTGGGTCGCCGCCGGCACCGAGCAGTACGACATGGCGCTGATCGGTGACGATGACGCCCCTGTTCAAGACCGGCGCGCCGGGCACCAGCGCAGGTAACGTGGCCGGCGTCGTTGGCGTCCAGCGGAACAGGTGCCCGTCCTGTGTCGGGACGATGAGCAGATCCTCGCCGAAGTTATCGAGGCTCCAGCGGTCGCCCATTGTCGCTGCGATGTCCTGCGGGCCGATATCGGCGCTGTCGCGTGCGGTGCCGTAGGCCTCAGCGCCGTAGTTGCCGAGGCCGTAGCCGACCAAAGCGCCGGGCGGATCGAGCGGACCGACGCCAGCCGGCGTGATGTCGTAGATGATCTGCGTATCGAATCGGTATGCATAGAGGGCGGTGCCGGTGCCGAACGCCGCCCAGCGCACATGGTTGTTGTCGTGCCAGGTCAGCACATCGCGCGGCAGATCGGCGACTGTGGTGCCTGGCTGCGCGACGCTGCCACCGACCGGCTGGAGCTGGCCGCCGCGGAACCGGATGAGGTTGCAGTCCCACCACCGGCCAGGCGTCGCCTCGGGCGTGGCATTGCGCACGACACCGGGCGGGGGGGCCTGTGGCAGGCGTGGCATGGTTAGTGCGGCCCGCGCAACGGCGCGCTGAGCATGCGTCGGCGAGGAAGCCCGCCCAGCAGGGTGCGCAGCTGTGCCAGCTCCTCGCGGATCGCCGCCAACTCGTCCTCGGCGTCCTCGGCGAAGCCCTCCAGCGTCACCGGAGCGGCGGCACCGACGGCGCGCGCCACGGCTT